AAAACTATTATGGTAGAGAAAATGCCGTGCTTGCCAGTTTGCAGGCAGCACGAAGCGAGTTTGAGTATGAAATGAGAACTCAAACCGATGTGCCTGAGGCGATTGATACTGAAATGGTTGTCAAGCCAGTGGTTTTGTGCAGTGAGGAAGTTTTGGTCGTACCAAAATTTGCTGCAGCCATGGTTTGCCATTTGCGTAGTCGCTTAGGTGTCATGCGGATGACTGATGTAAATCAGTTGTTGGTTGAGCGTGAATACCACCGACTTAGTCGGTTGTATGGCGTTCGTGACGCCGATATAGCAGCTCATTATGCACACGTGAAGAATGCGTACTTTGGTGAACGTGTTTTTGATCGTGTGGCAATGAGTCGACGAAGCATGCCGCGGTTCTTAAAATGGGTGATGAGTGTAGATACATCAGTCGTTGAACCGCCACAGGCATGCTGAGTACGCCCATGCGTGGTGCGTGGTTCCAACACTAGAGTTGATGATAATTTGCTCGTTAGAGCTAAAGAAGTTGGAACGTTGTGCGCGCATCATAATGGGCAGGCACCGAAAACCCGAAAGTATGTTGTTGCTAACGGGTTTGGCCAAGAACACAACCTTGGTGTTTATAACAACAACGTTGACACAGTTCAACGCGCGTTTGTGGAACGATATTTTCTCTGTAAAGAGGGAAATCGGTTCAGACCTGCGTTGAGTGTGTCACCTCAAACTTACCGAAAACACAATTTTAAAATCTTCCAAGAAGGTGTGTGTAAAGGTATGCCAAATATCCCCCGGCTATCACGTCAACAAGTTGTTGATTTATATGTTGGGCGAAAGAAATTGGTGTACACATCAGCACTTGAAAGTTTGAACAAAGTTGAGTTAAACGAGCGTGATGCTCGGTTGACAAGTTTTGTTAAGTTTGAGAAACAGGACATTGGAAAAGCGCCTAGAGTGATCAATCCACGTTCTCCTCGATATAATCTTGAGTTGGCAAGGTTCCTCAAACATAGTGAAAAGTATTTTTTTAAATCTATAAACGCCATGTTTGGTGGGCATACAGCTATGACAGTCATTAAGGGTGTCAATGCTGATGTGAGTGCTCAAGTTATCAGGAGTAAGTGGGATCGGTTTAAGCGGCCTATAGCCATAGGTCTAGATGCAAGCAAGTTCGATATGCATGTCTCATTGGAGGCGTTGCAGTATGAGCATGGGTTTTACAAAATGTTGTTTAACCAGCATCCCGACCTATGCCGATTGTTGTCATGGCAATTGGTTAATAGTGGTTGTGCGTACACGGTAGATGGCCGTGTCAATTTTTCCATGCGTGGTACACGTTGTTCTGGGGATATTAATACCTCTCTAGGTAATTGCCTTATCATGTGCAGTTTAATCTGG